ACTGGTACAAGTGGTACTAGTGGGTTGAGTGGTTCTTCAGGAACAAGTGGTACATCTGGTACTTCAGGAACTACAGGAACATCGGGTACCTCAGGTAGTAGTGGAAGTTCGGGTACTTCAGGAACAACGGGTACATCAGGTACTAGTGGGACATCAGGAACGACTGGAACATCTGGAACATCGGGTTCAACTGGAACTAGTGGAACTTCTGGTACATCAGGTACTAGTGGATCATCAGGTAGTAGTGGAACGTCTGGAACTAGTGGTACAACAGGGACATCTGGTACTTCAGGAACTAGTGGAACAAGTGGTTCTTCAGGATCATCAGGATCTAGAGGAACTTCAGGTACCTCAGGAACAAGTGGAACAACAGGAACTTCTGGTACATCAGGTACTAGTGGGTCATCAGGAATAAGTGGAAGTAGTGGTACAAGTGGAACTACTGGTACTTCAGGTACATCAGGAACTAGTGGTAGAGATGGGACTTCAGGGTCTTCGGGTACTAGTGGAACTAGTGGTACGTCTGGAACAAGTGGTACGTCAGGTACCTCTGGGACAACAGGAACTAGTGGAACATCAGGATCTTCAGGTGTCAGTGGAAGTAGCGGTACTTCAGGATCAAGTGGAACTAGTGGTACATCAGGAACAAGTGGAACGTCTGGTACTTCAGGGACTAGCGGTAGTAGTGGTTCATCAGGGTCTAGAGGAACATCAGGTACATCAGGTACAACTGGAACATCAGGTACATCTGGAACAAGTGGAACTTCAGGAACTAGTGGATTGAGTGGTAGTAGTGGTACTAGTGGTACCTCTGGAACAACAGGAACTAGTGGAACATCAGGAACAACAGGAACAAGTGGTACATCAGGATCTAGCGGATCTTCAGGAACAACTGGAACGAGTGGGACATCTGGAACCTCTGGTACAAGTGGTACAAGTGGTAGAGATGGGACTTCAGGATCTTCAGGATCTAGTGGAACATCTGGTACAACTGGAACTTCTGGTACGTCAGGTACAACTGGAACTTCTGGTACGTCAGGTACAACTGGAACTTCAGGAACTAGTGGGTTGAATGGTTCTAGCGGTACTTCTGGAACTTCTGGAACAACAGGAACTAGTGGAACCTCTGGCACAACAGGGACTAGTGGTACTAGTGGTACCTCTGGAACAACAGGAACTAGTGGGTCAAGTGGTAGTTCAGGATCTAGAGGGACAAGTGGAACATCAGGAACAAGTGGAACGAGTGGAACATCAGGATCTTCAGGTGTCAGTGGAAGTTCAGGTACAAGTGGAACTTCTGGTACGAGTGGGACTAGTGGAACGGCAGGTACAACAGGGACTTCTGGAACGAGTGGAAGCTCTGGTTCAACAGGAACAAGTGGTACTAGTGGGACAACTGGTACTTCAGGAACAAGTGGTACATCAGGGACTAGTGGTAGAGATGGAACAAGTGGTAGTAGTGGTACTTCAGGAACAAGTGGAACATCAGGTACATCAGGAACTACAGGAACGAGTGGAACGTCTGGTACTTCAGGATCTAGTGGATCTTCAGGTAGTAGAGGTACTAGTGGTAGTAGTGGTACTTCAGGTACAACTGGTACTTCAGGAACTAGTGGGTTGAATGGTTCTTCTGGTACTAGTGGAACTAGTGGGACAACAGGTACTTCAGGTACAACAGGAACAAGTGGTACAAGTGGTAGAGATGGTACTTCAGGATCGAGTGGAACCTCAGGAACAACTGGAACTAGTGGTACATCAGGAACGTCTGGTACATCAGGTACTTCAGGACTGAATGGTAGTAGTGGTACAAGTGGAACTTCGGGAACTACAGGAACTTCAGGTACCTCTGGTACGACTGGAACTAGTGGAACATCGGGGTCTAGTGGAAGTAGTGGTACATCAGGAACTACTGGAACTAGCGGAACATCAGGTACAACTGGTACGTCTGGTACGTCAGGTACTAGTGGAGTTAATGGATCTAGTGGTACTTCAGGAACAACTGGTACTTCAGGAACCTCTGGAACAACAGGAACTAGTGGAACAAGTGGTAGTTCTGGATCTAGAGGTACTAGTGGAACATCTGGTACGTCAGGTACTAGTGGTATCAACGGAAGTTCGGGTACATCAGGAACAACTGGTACTAGTGGAACTTCAGGACTGAATGGTAGTAGTGGTACTTCAGGAACTACTGGTACAAGCGGTACATCTGGAACAACAGGAACTAGTGGTACATCAGGTACTAGTGGGTTGAATGGTTCTAGCGGTACAAGTGGAACTTCGGGAACTACAGGAACTTCAGGAACAAGCGGTACTTCAGGAACAACTGGGACATCAGGTACTAGTGGTATCAACGGAAGTTCAGGAACATCAGGTACAACTGGTACTAGTGGAACATCAGGACTGAATGGAAGTAGTGGTACAAGTGGTACTTCAGGAACAACTGGTACTAGTGGGACGTCTGGGTCAAGTGGAAGTTCAGGTTCTAGAGGAACTTCAGGAACAAGCGGAACTACAGGTACAAGTGGAACTAGTGGAACTTCAGGACTGAATGGAAGTAGTGGGACAAGTGGGACAACAGGAACTAGTGGTACTTCAGGGACAACTGGAACTTCAGGAACTAGTGGGTTGAACGGTTCTTCAGGAACATCTGGTACATCTGGTACATCTGGAACTAGCGGTACTAGTGGGACGTCTGGAACAAGTGGTAGAGATGGAACAAGTGGTAGTAGTGGTACTTCAGGTACAACAGGAACTAGTGGTACAAGTGGTGTGAATGGTGCATCGGGATCTAGTGGAACATCTGGTACATCTGGAACTACAGGTACAAGTGGGACATCTGGAACCTCTGGTACAACGGGAACTAGTGGATCAAGTGGTAGTTCAGGAACTAGAGGTACAAGTGGGACATCTGGAACCTCTGGTACAAGTGGTGTTAATGGGGCATCTGGTTCTAGTGGAACATCAGGAACCACAGGAACAAGTGGAACATCAGGAACGACTGGAACTAGTGGAACGTCTGGAACAAGTGGTGTAAATGGGGCATCTGGATCGAGTGGAACTAGTGGTACTTCAGGTACAACTGGAACTAGCGGTACAAGTGGTGTTAATGGAGCATCAGGATCAAGTGGAACTAGTGGTACTTCAGGTACAACAGGAACTAGTGGTACAAGTGGAAGTTCAGGAACTAGAGGTACGAGCGGAACGTCAGGAACAAGTGGTGTTAATGGTGCATCAGGATCTAGTGGGACATCTGGTACATCTGGAACTACAGGTACATCAGGAACTAGCGGTGTAAATGGGGCATCTGGGTCGAGTGGAACTAGTGGTACTTCAGGTACAACAGGAACTAGTGGTACAAGTGGAAGTTCAGGAACAAGAGGTACATCTGGAACTAGTGGTGTTAATGGTGCTACTGGAGCAGCAGGATCTAGTGGAACTAGTGGTACTTCAGGTACAAGTGGGACAACAGGTACTAGCGGAACAAGTGGTGTGAATGGGGCTACTGGAGCATCAGGATCTAGTGGAACTAGTGGTACTTCAGGTACAACAGGAACTTCTGGAACTAGTGGGACTTCAGGTACAACAGGAACTTCTGGAACTAGTGGGACTTCAGGTACAACAGGAACTTCTGGAACTAGTGGGACTGCGGGTACATCAGGTTTACAAGGTGACGCAGGTACATCAGGAACATCTGGTAGTTCAGGTGTTTCAGGAGGTGGTGGTGCATCTCTTTCTATCTATGATGAGGGGGCATTAGTAGAAACAAGTGTAGTTGGTATTGATTTTCAAGGTTCTTGTATTAACGCAGTGGATGGTGCTTCTCCAGGTGAGGTTATAGTAACAATAGGGACACAATACTTAATTGCCTCTCACTCAGGAGCATTTATTGAAGATAATAGTGGAGCTTATTGGTATGGTGATAGAGACTGTGGATGGGATGGTTGTAATTTAGATGCCAATACAAAATTGACTAGGGAATCATCAGATCCAATTGCTGGAGAAGCAGTTTTTGGAGGAATACCAATACCTTTTGATTTACTTCCAGGCGATGAACTAACTGTTTGTGGATCAGCCTATCTTTCTGGTGGTACATCCGTTCCTGATAACTGGGATTTAGGTGTTGGGGTGGGTTACTTTAGGTGTAGTGATTATACTGTGTTAGATGATGAATTTCCAGTTACTTCACTTTTTACAAACGCAGTTGGTAATTCTGAAAGTCAATCTAGAATAGTTTGTTTTAATTTTACTCATTCAATAGGAGATACTTATCCACGATGTGATACCCATTTAGTTTTAGGATTTAAGGGTATTGGAATCACTGGCGCACATACAACTGGATCTGGAGTTAGATTTACTTATACATTGAATGTAAATAGGGGTTGTAGTTAATTATAATCAGAATACGACTTTTCTTCAACAAAAGATGAACCGTATTTTGTATTAATTTCTTTCTTAATTTCTGCCCTCTGATCATTTGTGATATAAACGGTTCTTGCCATTTCAATAAAGTCTGAGTCAAATTGTTTTTCTCTTTCCTTATCTCTGATAGAATCTTCTACATCCCAAAGTATTTTATTAATATCAACCATTCTATCAAAATCAAAACTTTCAATTTTTAAATCATTGAAAACAATGTTGTATAGGTAATCATATTCTTTAGTTACGTTTTTTAATTTTTCTTTATCAGTTATATTTAATAATTTTAAACGTAATATGGATAACTTATCTACTATCTCACCAATAGAAACTTCTATCTCTTTACTCACATTAGGTTTATTTAAAGGTTCAAAACCAATTTCAAAAAATAATTCATCGTGTGGGTAATTATTTATATCATACCCTTTTTTAATTAAAAAAGGTTTAACCTCCTCAAAGAAATTTTCTACATCCGTTAATCCAGGATGAAATGAAATATACATAGGTACATTTAAATTTACCAAAACCTCATCCTTTAATAATTCAGTTTCGTGACCCTCAATGTCTATTTTAATCATAGAAATTTTTGATTCGTCCAAATTATTTTTATTTAAAATTTCTGATATAGTATCACATTCAACAGTAAAAGAATTTTCTGAAACACCTACTCTTGTAACACTATGACCTAATTCTAAAGCCCCAATTTCAATACTGTTGGTTGTTGAAACACCTTTTTTTTCTAAAAATATATTGTTAATACCATTTAGTTCAATACTTTTATTAAATTCTTCGTAGGCAATTGGATCTGGTTCATACGCAATACAGTTTTTAGAATTAAAACTAGAATATAAGGACATTGGTCCAATCCAAGAACCAATATCAATAAAAGTTTTGTCTTTGTTTAGATGTTTATCTATAAAATTAAATGTTTCTTTCTCCCAATATTCAAATCTATTTTCCCAAAAGTTTTTTGACCATTGTTCTGTTTCATAAACATTAAAAATTATATTATTTTTCCTCACCTTTCTTTGTTCAATATTTTTAATATCACTACCTAAAAAAGATTTAATACCATCGATAACATATTCTACAGTTATTGATTTATGACATTCGAAATGTCTTTCAGTATTTTTATGTTCTGGACACCAATTCCAATCACCCTTATCAAATTTAAATTTAGGATTATTCCAACAACCATTACAAACAGATTTGTTTATAAATCTAGTACAATTGGTTGTGAACTCATGATCAGGTTCAGTAAAATTAGAAATCATAAATACGTGTTTATTTACTGCCCACGATAACCAAGATAAACCACTTGATAAACCAATCATAAATTCACTATGATGTATATAATTTATAGTGTTTTCTATGGACGTATTCTTAATATTATCAATAAACTTTGATTTAACTGCATCTTTAGAAATGTTTATAACTTTATATCCCAAACTAACTAACCATTCGGATAATTTTTCCCACCTTTCAAAATCCCAATGTTTTAATCCTGCGGTTGAGTATGGGGATATTACCACATATTTTTCACCTACTGGGTTATCACCCACTTTATAATCAATGATAGGTTTAATCTCTTTATATTCTAAACCTAAAATATTTGTTGCCGCCTTTTGTAACGGAATAGTATTAGGTAATTCAGGTTCCATTTCATCATTATAGAACCAACCTAATTTATACATCGCATATAAATTATGTACGGTACTCCCTGGTTTAACAAATGTTATATTAGGATATACTTTTTCAAATAGATGATTCCAAAAAGTAGATACTATTAACTCACAATCCCATTTTTTTCTAAATTCTTCCATATATGGTATCCACGAAATAGTATCTCCCAATGCCGCAGAATCAAATGCCACATAAACTCTTTTACCTTTTGCGTCATAATTTATAGTTTGTTCAAAACCATCATCTGAAGTAACTTTAATCTTCCAATTTTCAAAATAACTACGATTTAATTTTGACCACATATTTGCACCCAATACCGTAGTATATGTTGATTTTCCATTTGTATCAAAAAACTCAACATTATATTTTTTATCTGAGTTACCTAATATTTCGAAGAATGGTTGATTTACAAAGTTAACATTAAACCTAATGTTTTCACTGTGATTCATACTTGTTTGTTCCATAACATTAATATATTTTTCTTTAGTTTGTTGTGAATCTACCGATCCAATTTTTTCAAATAACTTATTATTTTTTTCACCGTTTTTATTTAAACTTTCCCAAAATGAGTTTTCCATAACATTGTCGTACTCTTGTAAGAATAGTTCGTTATCCGAAAAACTATCTGTTTGTGTAAATACCATAGGTAAGGTGATACCAAAATTAAACTTTTTATGATTTGTGGAGTGTAAAAATCTATATTCTTCACAAGAACAATCATTTAAAAACATATCTACTGTACATTTATAAAGATAATGTTTAGGATTCATATAATTCTCCATTTGACTAACGTAATGTTCAATGAAGTGTCTATGATAAAATAAAGACTGACTACACAACATTTCTTCGAAACCACCATGTGTTTTCCCATTAACTACAATCTCACTTCTCGGTAAAAGTTTTACACCTAATGCAACAACATCATAATTTTTTACGGTTGAATTCCACTCGTTAAAGATGTTATCTAAATGGTTTTTATCTACACCATTCATTAGTTTTACATCGTCCTCAATAACAATTATATTTTCTAAGTCACTACTTAAAATGTTTTTAAAAATTTCTAAATAGGAGGCAGTACAACCTAATTTCTTATATTCAGGATTTTCTATAATGGTACCATCTACAAATTCATAACCAGTAATTTCTAAATCATTAAGTGTTTTTATCACACTTTCTCTTCTGTCTACCCTATGTGGTAAATTAATAACATATCCTGCGTCCGCAATTTTTATATTCTTATAATATAAACCTTTTAATTTTTTTATCATATTATCTAATACGTCAATTCTCTTTTCTCCGTGATAAAACAATAAATTCTCTCTTTTTTTAGGTATTTTAAACCAATCACCATAATGAGAGTCTACCCCATTAAAACCAATATCATTAACTTTATCTATTGTATCTAAAGAACCATTAACATAAATGTATGGTAGTCCATCTTTTATATCTTTTTTCCAAAGTAAAACATTAAGAATAGTTTCTTCATTAAAAGGTGCGTACCATTCATTGTTTTTTAGTACTTCAGGATGTGTACACATTTGATACCATTCGTTTAAAAAGTCAGTTGTATTTTGTCCTGACACAAAATAACCAGTTTGTCTATATTTCTCCCTAACTTTTTGGTTAACGTTAAATAATTCACAGGTTGAGTGTTCTAATGTATTTGTTAAATCGTCTTTAGTGGATGCACCTCCTCTACCGTTTATAATTAAATAATCGTAAATACCCTCAACAAAATAAGGATAGTTAAGATTCTCATCGTACATATTAAAAATATTGTCAACACTTTTAGTTGCAATTGAATCACTATCAACATACGCCACAACATTAGAATATTTTTCTAAGGCATCTTTTACTATTAAAGGTCTTTGTATTAAAATGTTATATATCTCACTATTAGATCTATTAATATAAAAATTATCGTTTTCATTAATAAACATATTTTCGGATTCACTAATATCACATTTCCAATTTACGGTAATAGTATTTTCAACATCAATTTCCTTATCAGAATTTAGTAAATAAACAATTATAGGTAAATTACTAAATTGTCTAACAGATTCTACAGATTTTTTAACGATATCAAAATATTTTTCTGTGGCATAGTATACATATGCATTTTCAAACTTATCTTTTTGTTTTTCGTTTTTGATACCTAATAATTTTTTTATATTATTAACATCTTCACTAACATTTCCCGATAAGAAAGTAATATTTTCATTGTTATTATAAACACCACAATATGTTTCCAAATTAAACATAAAAATTGGTATGTCATATTTCATCACCTCTTTTATTACTAATGGGTTAAGTTCTAAAATTGAACTGAATAAGAATACATCAGAAGCCATAATAAAATCTTCCACATCTTCTCTTTCTCCCCATAATATACAATTACTTGGTTTATCTTTTAAAATAGGACCCCAATAATCCTCAAAATTACCTGCCTGATTACCAACAAAGTGAAAAATTACTTTTTCATTTAAAAATCTTCTCGCAATCTCAAATGCATATCCTTGATTTTTTCCTGACGTAAATAAACCTACATTTAAAATATGTACATAATCATTATCTAATAGGAACTTTTCTCTCGATTCTTCTACCTTTTTTTCTTTTTTATCTATTGGGTACTCTATTACCTCAGATTCTACACCGAAGTGTGAATACATCTTTTTAGACCATTCTGAAACGAATATGAATTTATCTGGAAAATATCTTTTAATATTTGAGTTGTTGTAAGAACTATGTGTAGTCTCAAAGATTTTCCACGACCTATCTTTTTTATATAAAAATTCTAGTAAATGGTTATCTATGAATGTTTCTGAAAATTCCTCAATAGATATGATATCGGGATTAATTGAATTAACGATATTAAAAAGATTATCTTTATCATGTTCTAAGGCAAAAAACTTATCTTTTAATAAGTCTATGATTTTATTTCTTTGAACCACGAAGTGTGGTGATAAAAAACTATATTCGACACAATATACATCATAAGTATCTTTTAATAGTTCAATTCTATTTAAAGTAAATTGAGGTGCACCACCAGTAGATAAATGTGGGGTAATTAATAGTAACTTTTTCATAAAACAATATTAAGGTATAAAATGAAAAAAATAAATATTATTCGTCATCACCATATATATCTTTTTTTGGTTTACATTTATCTTTAATTAGTTTTTCAACAAACGCAAACATCTTTAACCCATTATCCTCACAGTACTCCTTCAATAATTTATGGGTTTGGGGGGTAATTTTCAGATTTTTATCCCGTTTCATAACACTTTTTAATATAAGTATGATAAAAGTATGATAATTAACATACTATTTTTAAAAATGGGACTTTAAAAATAAATTTTTCAAAAATATCGGCATATTTATAATAAAAAACGAAATCAATAATAAAAAATAAATTAAATTTAAATGGCATCAACAGATAGAATTTTTGTGAGTCCTGGTGTATTTACATCAGAAAAAGATTTAACTTTCGTTACTAGACAGGTTGGGGTTACAACTTTGGGGTTATTGGGTGAGACACCTAAGGGACCAGCATTTGAACCAGTCTTCATTTCTAATTACGATGAGTTTATCAACTATTTCGGTGGTTTGAACCCTGAAAAATATAAGGGTAACGGTTACCAAAAATATGAATTAAATTATATTGCCAAATCATTTTTAAGTCAAACTAATCAATTATATGTTAGTAGGGTTTTAGGTTTGTCAGGATATAAAGCGGGTGATTCTTGGTCAATTACTTTGGATTCTAGTGAGAATCCCGATACGGTGGCTTCAGGTACATCTACAACATATTCAACATTATTAACGTATTCTGCACAAACAACAGGTAACCCAATTACACTTACGTGGGGTGACACAACTTTACAATCATTATATAATAATAATCAAATTAGTTCTAGTTTTACAACTATAGGTTTATTAAGTACTGGACAAACTATTAGTCAAACATCACCAGTTTACAATAAAACTAATTGTAATTTTAGTGGGGCAACCTTTAATATGACGGTAACAAATAGTGGTACTTCACCAGGTGGTTTCATAACAGGAACTACAAGTGGTACAGTTGTTACTTATACTGCATCATGTTTTACTGACATCGATGGTAGTGTAATTGCGACTTTAAGACCTAGAGGTACTTACGATCAAGCGAATCAGGAAATTATTTATGATGTCACTGGTACTACAAACGCATTTATGACTAATACATCTAATATTGTAACAAATGCATTGGCTTCGTTCAGTATTAATGGTACTGGTTCTACAGGTAACGCATTTACATATGACGTATCTATGGATAGAACTAAAAAGAATTTCTTACCAAGAGTATTCGGTAGTGCAGTACAGGATAAAGAAACTGAATTGTGGGTAGAAGAGATTTACACTAATGTTTTAGAAGATTTAATCGCTAAAGATCAAGTAAGAGGTTTAGATATTTCATTCTTAGAAATTTCTGCAACATCAACTAATAACTTTAATAATTATTTAGAAGGTTGGAAATCTGCGGCTTCACCTTGGGTTCTTTCAGAATTAAAAGGTACTGGATCAGGTGCAACATTACAAAGATTGTTTAGATTTGTAACAATATCTGATGGTAACGCTGCGAATGAAGATATAAAAATATCTATCTTAAATATTCAACCAGATAATAAGACATTTGATTTAGTAGTAAGAAAATTCTACGATACTGATGCGAACCCTAATGTAGTTGAGAAATTCTCTTCAATTAACTTAGATAGTACTACATCAGGTTTTATCGGTAGAAAAATTGGTACGGTAGATAGTGAATATCCATTAAGAAGTCAATTCATTATGGTTGAGTTATATGATCCGAATGATCCTGACTTAGGTAACCATTTCCCAGCAGGTTTTGAGGGTGTACTTAATAGAACTTATATTGGTAATAGAACAGGTTTACCACCGAAGATTGAATACAAAACAAGATATACTGACTTTAACACTAATAAATTAAGAAAAGTTTACTTAGGATTGAATAGTGATATCGGAGTAGATCAAGATTTCTTCGACTATAAAGGTAAGAACGCAGTTAACAACGGTGAATATACTGGTAAAACAGATGGCTTCCACTTAGACGTTAATGCGAGTGGTGCAACTATAGACTTAGGTGTTAATAGTTATGTACCTACATTACAGGTTGGTATTTCAGCATTTACTACTGACGCTAGTTTGGTTAATGGACCTTATGAAAAATTAGCAACAAGAAAATTCACATTAACACCATTTGGTGGATGGGATGGATGGGATGAGTATAGAACTACTAGAACTAACATCGATTCTTACACTAAAACAGGATCTAAGGGTTCTATTGGTTTAACTAACGGTACATTTACAACATTCACAACAAGTGAAGGTGATGATGGTATAACTTCTGACTACTACGCATACTTAAACGGTATTTATACATTCAATAATCCTGAGGCAGTTAATATTAACGTATTTGCAACACCAGGTATTGACCTTAGAGATAACGTAAGTTTGATTGAAAATGCAGTAGATATGGTTGAAGTTGATAGAGCGGATTCATTATATGTTATGACAACACCTGATACTGATGTTGATGGTGTAACTATAACACCAGATGAGGCAGTTGATTTAGTAGAGGATTCAGGTATTGATTCTAACTATTCTGCCACTTACTGGCCTTGGATTCAGATGAATGATACGGAAAATAACAGATACGTTTGGTTACCTCCAACGGTAGAGGTTATGAGAAATATCGCACTTACAGATAACGTTGCTTTCCCTTGGTTCGCAGCAGCTGGTTTAAATAGAGGTACGACAAACGCAGTTAAGGCAAGACTTAAACTTAAGTTAGACGATAGAGATGATTTGTATGAGGGTAGAATTAACCCAATGGCAACATTCTCAGATGTAGGTGTTGTAATATTCGGTAATAAAACTTTACAAGTTAGAGAAAGTGCACTTAACAGAATCAACGTAAGAAGATTATTGTTACAAGCAAGAAAACTTATATCTGCAGTATCTATCAGATTGTTGTTTGAACAAAACGATGAGGTAGTTAGAAACCAATTCTTAAGTTTAGTAAACCCAATCTTAGATAATATTAGAAAAGAAAGAGGTTTAACTGACTTTAGAGTAGTGTTAGATGATACACCAGAATCTATTGATAGAAATGAGTTAAATGGTAGAATATTTGTTAAACCAACAAGATCATTAGAATACATTTCGATAGAATTCAATATCACAAATACTGGAGCAAGTTTTGACGATATTTAATAAAAATAATTGGGGGGTTAATACCCCCCTATTTTACATAAAATAAAAAGAAATGGGATTAAAAATTAAAAAAAACGGAAAAATAATTAGTTTGTCTGAAAGTGATTTGAAAAGAATTACTATGAAATTACTTAGAGAACAAGACGCTAATGAATCAGAGAATACTGAAAATACAAGTTTGGATGTAGAATTAGATGCAGTGGATGAAGACAATCCAGACCCAACTAAAGTACAACAAATTTTAGATAAAGTAGAAAACTTTTTAACTAAGGGTGAATTACCTAAAAACTTACAAAGATTCAAAAGAAAAATTAAAAATCTTTTTAATAAACACGGTAAACCAACACAGAAAAATTTAAGTACTCAGTGTGCTAAATGGTAATAATATTATTAAAAAATAAAAAAAGATGAAAATTAAAAAAAATGGTAAAGTTATTACACTTTCAGAATCAGATTTAAAAAGAATTGTTGGTGTCGTATTGAAAGAAGAAAATGACCCAAAAAAAGATTTAGAACAATGTTGTAAAGATGCGGGTATTAAACCACCTATGTCTTGTGTGTCAGGTGATGCCGCCAAATGTATGGAAGATTTGGGTAAAATGGTGATGAGTGATCCACTTGGTATGGGTATGAAAGCGGTAACTGCGTTAAATTGTCTTAAAGATAAAACGGGTTCACCTGTTATGAATTAAAAAAAAATAAAAAACATTTTTTAAAACCCGTCTTAACGATGGGTTTTTTTATTTTTACAAATATTTATATAGTATGAATATTAAAATTACTGAATCACAGTACAAAATTTTAAAGGAAACTAAGAAAAAAGTATACTCATTTGACTGGGATGACAATATTCTAAATATGCCGACAAGAATACACTTAGACTATAGTGTTAATGGGTTATTATGGGTACCAGTATCTGTTTCTACTGAACAATTTAGAAGTGTAAGACACAAAATAGGTACAGAGTTTAGATATCTTAACGATGATATAAAACAATCCTTTAAAGATTTCAGAGATTACGATGCATTTATTAGAGATGTCAAAAATGCATTAAATAGTGGTTCTTATAGTTATGGTCCTAGTTTTAATAAATTTAAAGAGGCATTAAAGAGTGGTAGTGATTTTTCAATAATTACCGCAAGATCAAATTCACCACAAGCCATAAAAGATGGTATAAAGATTTTAATCGACAGAACATTTAAATATGACGAAAGAAAAGAAATGGAAAATAATCTAAATGGGTTATCTATTGATGAGTATTTAAATTTACAAGATTATCATCCAGTTTCTTCTGAAGAGTTTATAAATAAATTTGGTTTAGATGTAGACGGAACTAAACCTGAAAAAGGTAAGGAGATTGCATTTAGAAGTTTTGTAGAAAAGGTGGTTAAACAAATTGGAGATATTAAAAATAATTCTGAGTTTGAGGGGATTAGTGTTGGATTTAGTGACGATGATGAAGGTAATGTTAAAATAATAGAAAAACTAATAGAGGATGAATTACATAAATTGTATCCTGAAATTAATTTTATAATTTACGACACATCAGACCCTAAGAACCCTAAAAAGAAAAGAATAATTATAAAAAAATAATTTTTTTCAAAAACAGAATATTTATATATTAAATAATACAACTATAACAAAAAAATTAAAAACAATTTAAAATGGCGGATTTATTAATGAGAATGCCTGTTCCTTATGAACCATTAAGAAAGAATAGGTTTATTTTGAGATTTCCTGACGAGTTAGGAATTCAAGAGTGGTGGGTATCTACTACGTCTAGACCAAAATATACAAGTGATGAGGTAGCAATACCTTTCCTAAATACTGAGACATATGTTATCGGTAGATTTAGATGGGAATCAATTTCCGTAACGTTTAGAGATCCAATCGGACCTTCTGCAACACAAGCGTTAATGGAGTGGGTTCGTTTACACTCTGAATCAGTAACAGGTAGACAAGGTTATGCTGCAGGTTACAAAAAAGATGTAGAGTTAGAAATGTTGGACCCAACAGGTGTTGTTGTTCAAAAATGGATTCTTCAAAGTACTCAGTTAAATGATGTAGACTTTGGTGGGTTAGATTACTCTTCTTCTGATTTGGCAGATATCACTGCAACACTTAGATTTGACAGAGCGATAAACGTATTCTAATACGGTTTATTTACATATTTACAAAATCCTTATCGTATATATATTATATGGTAAGGATTTTTTATTTATAACACCTTTTTTATAATTTTATAATATTTATATATAAACAAAAAAATGAAAAGATATAACAGTACTTTAAATGAGGAGATTAATAGAATGAAATCTCTTTTTACTGAAGAGAGAATGTTCGGTAATCTGATAACTGAAGATGTTAGTGAGCCTACGGAATCTTTTACAGATATTCTAACTGGAAACGATTTTAAAACTAAAGACGCAAATGCGGCAGAACCTATTTATAGTAGAGACTTTAGACCATATAATATTGTTAAAGTAAAAGAGAGATTAGATGGTAAAGGAAAAAAAACAGAAAACGGTTTTGATTTTAATAGGGCAGTACTAAGATACTCAGTTAAATTAACTATGGATCAAAAAGTTGTGAGTAACTGGGTAGGTTATTTAGAGTTCCCATACATTGATGAGGAGGGTAAAGAACAAGTTGAGTTAATTGGTAACTTAATAGACTCTAAAAATTCTGGAGGAAATGGTGTTGATTTATTTAAAACTAAATTTACTGAATCATTAAAATCAGATTGGTTTAAGTCTAAGGCTGGAACTAATCCCGAATTCTCCACAAAACAAGACGCTGGTGATGTTAAACAACAAAGAAAAGACAATGTTAGTGCAACCAAAAAAGAAATTAACAGGAGTAAAGATGAGTGTAGAGATTTCGTAAAGGATATGTACAAACAAGTTAGACAGGGTAAAACCAAAGAAGAATTCCAAAAAGAAGATATACAAGGTGTACAGTTTTGTATGAATTCTTTTTATACGACATTTGAAAAGGAGGGTTTATTTAGAAAGGGTGATGAGATACGAATAATGTATAAAACATTAGGAATTAAACCAACCGAAAAAATGATAGAACTTGGTGCGGGTAAAGATGATGAAGAAATTACTGGAGACACATTTGACGACGCAAAGGCAGAAGCGGGTGTAGAAGGGGAAAGATACGTTGTTAAGGATCAAAATGGTACTAAAGTTGCAATTGTTAGAAAGGTTGGGGCAAACAAATTTAATTTCCGTTCTAAGATGAATGTATCTTTGGTTGATAAAACTGATAAAGGAAATATAAAATTCACAAAAGAATATATTAGTAACATATATAAAGAATTAAACATTAACCCAAATAAACAAAGAATTGTTATTCAAAAGGCAACTGAAACAGATAAAATGGATGTTGGTACATTTGTATTAACTAATGTTTAAAATATGAAAAAAAGAGTAGTAATATCTGAAGAACAATATAAACGTGTGTTTTTATCTGAACAACCAGTTACTTGGCAAGTTCCTGACGGTAATTCACTTTTAAATTGGAAATCCACATCTAATATTGAGGATTTAACTAGAAATGGAGTTGTAACTACAGAACAAAAGACAATTGCCAAATTATATAGGTTATGGGCTAATTCTACAGATGAACTAAGTAAAAAATATGGTAAAAAAAGTATTTATGATTTAGATGAAAAAAGTAATAACCCATATGGTGGTACATTTTTAAAATCCTATAAGGTAGGTAAATCTAAATTTGATACTACTTGGTTGGCTAGTTCAGACGGTTCAGATTTTATAAATCTATCAAAGGGTGGTAAATATCAGTATTCTTACGATTATAAAAGAAAAGAATGGTGGTTTAATACAAGTATGGATGGTACTACTTTGAGTAATCAAGTTGACCCTAAAGAAAAAATGAATTATAATGGGGCAGAAGAGATTAAAAAATTAAAATCTATTTATACTAATTCAGTTAAATCTAAAGATGTTAATAAAACAATTTCTAATGTAGATTCATCATTAAAAAAAGAAAAAGAATTATTAGATAAATCTAAGGCATCTTCAGATGCAAACATTGAGAATGTAAGGACTTTCCTAAAGGGGTTAGGGTTTGATATGGTGACACCTGGAGGATTTCCAGACATTATGCCTAAGAATCCACTATCAGGAAATCATTTAATGGCTCAGAGTGCATTAAATGCGACAAGATATTTAACAAGTGGTTTAATTTCAGATAAAGTTATTTCAAGTGTTAAAGGTAATGTGGAGGTATGTGTAACTTCAGTAGGAAGTACTTGTGCACCACCACTATTTTATACTGCAAAATATTTTGACTATGAGATGGGTAAAGTGGTTTCGTCAAAAACAATAGGTAAATATCCCGCACAATTTGTTGTATATCTTTCTAATTTTTATTTTGATTTTGGTAAACTACAAAAAGATTTAGATGATGCATTTAAAAGTGATAAAGACGCTTATAAATCTAATCTTTTCCCTGACGGATGGTGGGGATGGTTTAATGCCTATTGGGGTACAGATAATTTAAATACTATTACACAAAACATCCGATCAATATCTTCAAATGACATACCGAATGATATTAATAGTATTAATAAATATAAAACTGGAACATCTATTTGGTCTTATTTAGGTGACTGTTTTACTGATTATCATTGTGCATTAGATGTTGCGTCTATTGTAGCATTAGCAATACCAGGTGTCGGACCCATTGTTAGTATGGGGTTAGATTTTGTAAACGCAGGTGCGTATGGTGTTGAGGCGGTAACTGCGGATACAAATGAGGAAAGGGATGCTGCAATATTGGCAGGTGGTTTGACATTATTAGGTGGTATATTTGGTGGTGGTGTAGGACAAACAAAAAGGATATTAAGTGCCGCAGAAAAAAACCCAAAAATTTATAGTTACGCTAATGAAGTAATTTCTAGAACTGAAAGAGAGTTACCATCCTATAAAAATTTAAAATCCGCACAAAAAGATGCAAAATTAGAAGAAATTTATGAGGAAACTAAATTGAAATATGGTTTAAATAGTTCAGATGTTGCGGTTGGTCACGAAATAATTAAAGATTTTAGTAAAATTGATTTACCTGCAGCAAAAATTTATAGTGATGCACTTTCAAAAATAGATTCTAGAATAGGTAGGGCAAATTTAAGAAGAGTTGCGAATGATAGTAGATTTAAAAATTTAGTTTTATCTAATAATGGGGATGTTGTTACATCTTTGAGTAAGTATATAAAAACAAAGGCTGGTATCGAAGCATTAACTGAAATAGGTATGTTTGTAGTACTTACAGAGGTATTAAAAGAACCTGAAGTTGCAATGTGGTTAAATAACCAAATTAATACAGTAAAACACAATTTAAAACCAACAGTACAAACTACTATTCAGAATGATGGTTATGAATGGAAAGCCACTAAAGAAATATTTCTTTCAGATGGTAGTGTAAAAGATAATACAATGTTATTTAATGCATATAACAAAGGTTGGAGACCTTGGGAGAAGGGTGTTAAAACTCCTACACAGGCTGATATTGAGAAATCTAGAAAATGGTTGTACGATAATATTGAATTTCAAACAGATTCATTTAAAAATTGGGTTAATACTGAGATGTCAAAAATAAGTAATCAAAGTTTATCTGGTAAAGAAATAAGTAACGTAGAGATGACACCTACCGACCCAAAACAAAAAAAGGAAAATGTTAGGTACGTTGACAACAAAGAAGAAATGGATGCCTTAAACGGTGTAGATGATGGTAAGGATGGTAATGAGGTATTGGAAAGATTAAAGAAGGAATTAAATAGTAAAAATTAAAAAAATGGAAGTTTCTATAATACAAGAAAAAATAGATATGGTAAAAAATAGATTAAGTGAAATTAACAATTTATTTAATATTTATAATATAAATGATAAAGAAAGTATTAATACTTTCAAAGAAGAAATAAATTCCTATAAAGAATTATTAAAAAAAATAAATGATGAGGAACTTAACGGAACAAGTAAATAGAATTAAATCTTTAATGTTAATTAAAGAACAATGTGGTGGTGATCTAAATAAATGTGAGGAGGATTTGGAAGAGAAAGGTTACAAAGTTTTTAGCCCTTCTGAAACCGCATCTTCTTGCGATAATAATGAAAATATAAAATGTGTAAAAGAAGCGTTATCAGCAGTTGCATCTAATTTATCTGTAAGTTCCGCTGGAAACACGATAGAAGATTGTTTTGTTTTGGCAAAAGGAAAACATAAAACTGATGGATTACCTACGTTTTATTTTACATTTTATTCCGATAACCAATTAATTTTAACAATGTTACTAAATGAGGAAAATAAAAATAGAAATTTATTATTTAGGTCTAAATATGAATGTGATGGATCTAACATCATTATAAAAGGTGGTACGTCAATGTTTAAATATCTTGGTACAGTAAAAGGTCAAACCACTAAATGGGAAAATGGAACTCTTCAGAAAAATTCTGGTGGTGATTTGGTTGATGTAGAAATAAATTCTTCTGAGGCTGCATCTATGAAAATACCTGAAGGACCTTTAAAATATGGAGATACACTTACACATTTTTTAAATATTACTAATCTATATAGAGGTAATGTATTAAATGATGGGTTGAACTTGTCTCACATATTGGCAATATTACAATACACATAAAAATTTAAACAAAAAATATGAAAAAAAAATATATAAATTTAAATGAGGAGATAAATAGGATGAAATCTCTTTTTAATAATAGTAGAGTACATGGTAATATTAATGAATCTTTATTATTAACTGAACAAGGGATTGGTAGAAGAATTGCAGATGCATTAGATTCGGCAGGATCTTCAGTTGCTAAGGCAATAAAAAATGTTGACCCTAAATTGGCAACTAATTTTTTAAATTCAGAAATAAAAAATCTTGATGATTTAGCGAGACATTTAAATGATTATAAATCATTGTGGAAATCTATGGGTATAAATTGGGATTACGCAAATGATGTTGTCGTTTCATTGAATAGTTGGGAAAAAAGTGGAAGATTAAAAAATATTTCTGATAGTGATATGTTAGCAATAATAAACGATTTACCAGCACAAGGTGATTTAAGGGGTATGGTATTTGATCTGTGGAAAGAAAGTAAAGGTTCTTACATACCACCAAAAACTAAATCACAAACTATTGTTGTAACTAAGGGTGTTGATGGTCAAAATGTAATACATAAAGTAGATACCGATTCTGGTGGTAAAATTGAAACTTATAAAGTTGATGATAATGGTATTACTAAGGATAATAATTATGATCAAAAGTTGGCATCAGATGAGGTTAATGCATATTTTGACGGTTCAGATGGTAGTGTTGGTACTACTAAGGTAACTACTGATGAAATTAACTCACTTGGTAATCCTGACGTAATTAA